CTTGTTGTGGGCCTAAAAAACAGCAGTCTATCGCCAAAGACTTTTACATCTAAGGCCCTTAAAATCTGGTTTCTTCCTAATCCCAGTACAGATTGATTTATCGCAAAGGCAGGTCTAGAAAGATAGGTACCATTGAAAAGTGTGACTGGATCAACGTTGTTTGTAAGATACAGAAATCCGAATTGAAACTGAGGTGGGTTTGTGCTTATAGGAACTAAGTTTGTCTGTTTATCCCAGTTAGTCCAGTTGAAGAAGTTGCTTTGATTCCCTGTAAAGTAGTCATTCTGTAAGGTAAAAGTTACATTGATAGCCCAGCCTTTTTTGAATGTCATATTATTTAAGTTAATGGTAAATTCACCTGTAGGATAATCAATAGTTCCTGCTGCGAAAATAGTTCCTGCTGTCAATGAACCTATTCCGTTATCATTTTGAGTCTCCTGAACAACTCCTGTCGTATTATCAACTAGCGATACAGTAATTGAAAGAGGCGCTATATTGCTAAAAGTTGGGAATGTCGCACCTAAAGTAGCTGAAGCAGAATTGAAATTAGTATAATTTAGAGTAGCTCCTCCACCACTATCTTTAGGGATAACAAAAAGAGTTTCGTTTACATCACAGATAGCCTGAAAAGCGGTGCCAGAGCTATTTAACACAGAGAGTCTTCTTTCATCCTCTACAGTAAGTCTAAATGTACCATCAGCCTCATTTTCCCATTGATTGATACCCATTATGGTTAGAGATGAAGTTGATCCCGCATAACCGATAGAGATAGGGGAATTGTTTACTGCTGTGCCGCCTCCATTAACAGTAAGAGACCATGCTCCAGTATTATATACAATAGAACTTCCTGGAACCGCAACACCTCCTCCATTCGGAAGGGTTCTAAAATTTCCAGCCCCATCATCAAAATAAGCTGTATATCCCGTTCCTGATTTATCAAATGCTAGATATACTGTTCCTGGTGTTATAGGTAAATTGTCTGTGATTATTCCGGAAAAAGGGCCACCTGATCCATCAGCAAGCTCTAGGAAATATTCATTAACATTTGTATTGGAAGCGGTTTTATTGACAAAGGAATAGTCTATCATTATAGGTCTTCCTGTAGTCACATTGCTATCAGATGTTATAGACCAATCACCTGTGAGATAATCAATAGTTCCAGTGCCACCCATATTTCCTGTAAGAACACCTATTCCATTGTCAGTATAAGTCTCTGTAATCCCTGGAAGACCAGTCAGCCTAGTTCGAACAGTTACTGTACCTGCGATAATAGGAAGATGAATTCCAGTTGGAGTATTAGTTGAAGGAGTTCCCATATAATTCTTGCCGCCATCCCCATAAGCAAGAATCTGTGAGTTGCAATAAGTTAGATTACCAAGCAAAGTTTGTCCATCACGCTTCCATATCTCACCTCTATTGACGTAAGCATCCTGTACGTCAACGTAGGCATCTTCTGGAGCTATCCATGATTCATAGTACTGGAATAGCCCTGTTTCAGACTTTCCCTTACCGATAAGAAATGGCTTGTATGATGAAAAACTGGTCATCAGTTACCTATTGCAAAATAATAAAAGCCTAAAGTAGAACCATCAGTTGTAATTACAAAATTTGTGTTTGTTATCGTGCTAATGGTTGCAGCACCATGAGTTTTATTTATCTGAGAATGGTAGACAGGTACAACTATAAAACAATTTGTTGGAAAACTTTTCATCCCTATCCCAGTAAATGTTTTAGTAGTTCCTGTAGTCGGAGGATAATTCGAGGCATCTAAACACCACTGCAATATCAAACCACTCGGTAATTCAACCCATCCATTCTGCTGATTACCATTTGGAAAACCCAAAAAGCCAAAGTTGTTCAAGATCGTGGTCTGGCCATCAGATATCAACTGTGTAGGACTTGGTTGAGTTGTGTTCCATGTAAAAGTATTGAAAGTCATCTAAAACCTCGGTACGCTCTGAGCGTTTTCAAATTGTTGTACATATCTTCCAAGAGCTACATTCTCATAGCGCTTAAAGACAGGATAATAAGCTTCATAATTTCCTAAGTCATTCCTATCAGAGAATATCTCTAAAGATGCTCCATAGGCTATAAGCTGGCCCCATTCAGTCTGAAGGGGTATTTGGTTGGCATTTGTTGGATCATCAAGTGCGACCTGAGTGATGAATCCCTGCATAGTAATCTGGTAGACCTGATCGGGGATTGGCCTAAAGGTGAATTCGCTATTGTAAAAGAGTACTCCTTGAGGTCTTGCTGGCTGATAAGCTTGATAGTTATCATAGATAAGTGTGCCATTAGCTGGAATTGACGAGAAAGTTGCACTGAATGCTCCAGTGACATAATTTATCGTTCCTGAACCATTTCCTGACAAGATGCCTGAACCATTTGGAAGGCTATAGCTTGCGAGGATTTGCACTCCAGATGCTACTGCTGCTGCAAATGTGACGGAATAAGCACCTGTTGCATAAACAATTGTTCCTGTAGCGCCGACAGCTCCTACTAGATTGCCATTCCCATCATCATGCATAGATTGAGACCCAGCAGTGATTTGTAGCGTCTTAGGTTGTATCGGAAAGAACTTAAGCGTTCCTGCATAAGGTCCCACGCTAGCAGTTCCTGTAGCTAGAACTTCGCCTGTCTGATTTTGGCCTATGTCTTGTAAGACTTGGTTTCCATCAGTGATGTTAAAGGTACCTTGTATGATAGGAGATGCTTGAGTTGTGCCAGTGAAAGTAGCAGAACCACTCGCTGTCGCTACCTGATCCTGCGTGTATTGCTGTGGCCAGTCTTGGTAGAAAATGTCTCTATCCTGATAGAAGACGAGGGGGAAACCATTCGCGTAAGCCATAGGCTCGTCGGTCTGAAATCCCCCTTCCATAGGATAGACATCCTGATTGGCAAAGGTGCTGAAATAGAATGGCTGTTGGTTGACCTGCTCCTTCAATTCAAAGGGCATTGTATATACATAGTAAGTATTTGCATAATCAGTTATCTGCTGATCAGTCAGCTGATCACTGCTAGGCGTACCAGTAATTGCCCTAATCTTAGTAATAATTTGATTTAGGTTCCAAATAACCATTTTCTAACTCCTTAAGCCCTTACAGGTCTACATTGAAAATAAGGTTTATACCCCGACACATACGTCTCCGGATTACCCTCGAGGTTACGTCTTTCGCTGTAAAGCCTAGCATGGCAAGTATAGGGATCGCCAGGCCTTGTGCCTTCTAGAAGCTGGATAACCTCAACCGGAAGCAAGTACTTCTCTCCATGCACAAGTGTATAATGCTTAAGAGGATGAGTAGGAGAGCGGTAGTGAAAGTAGTGTGTTGCGCCTGGATCTCGGTTGTTAACGAAGATCACATTTTCATGTTTCGGAATCTCTTTAGCCGACACAGCTACTACCTGATCATTGGCATAGATACCATCTGGCACCTCTTCAAGGAAGTTCTTTTCGATAACCTCTTTAGGCTGGTCGTTCAGTCTTGGTATACGTCTCATTCTTGCCATAATTTACTCCTATGGAAAAAGGTTTGTTAATGGATCATCTGGGGAACTTCCACCAGTGATGTTTATAAAGCCTCCGCTAAGATACGGAGAGAAAAACTGAGTATTTACTTGTACGACTATATTGTCTGCGTCAACAACTTGGAGTACATAGCCAAATTGTCCATTGATTTCCTTCATGCCTTTTACCTGAGTAAAGTCGACTCTAGGCACTGAAGCATTGCTAGATAGTGTGATACCATGGGATGGCGCTGTAACCTTCGCATTGACCGATTTCGTGATTCCTGTGATAGCAAATACAGTGATTGGCCATTCATTGGGCGAAGGATATGTTACACCGCCGTTTCCAGCAGGGAAGCCACCTGGCATCTTTACCTCTAGTTAAAAAGACCCAGGGCCGAAACCCTGGGGGTTCTGTACGTTTTAAGCACAGCGACCTTTATTTACGGACCTGTTGCAGGGCTTTGAAGAATAGCTTCATATTCCCAAATATCACTTGTGTTAGTACCTGTACCATTCATGAAGTCTGATCCAATACTTACTCCAATGAAACCAAGGTTCGCTTCAGCTGTTGGCAATAATGTGTTGCTATACAGTGTATCGACTGGCGCACCAGTGATTACATTGAAGAATCCAGAGTTTACACCCTGAGTTACACCACTAGAACTATAAGCACTAAAATTTGAAGTATTAATGTTTACAGTAAATGTAGTCGTACTTGGAACAGAGGTAATCACTCCAGACAAAAGGTTTATTTGGGTCATACCTGGCACACCATGAAATGTCACAACTGTTACACCAATATCACTGGTTGTAAAAGAGTGAGCATCACCAGTAGTCACTAAAGCATTTGCTGCTTGGGAGATATTCCCAGTAGTTGCAATCACCTGGTTAGTACTTCTACGAATGTAAGCTCTATCACCTGTTACAGTAGTATAAGGAGCTTGCTGAGGCGTAAACAAATTATCATCTGTGCTTTGGAAAGCAAGAATACCATTTGTTGTTGACAAACTTGCAGCCGCCACACCTGCTGTATAGGTATACAGTAAGCTAGTAGGAGTGCTTAAACCTGATAGTGTTTGGCTAAAATAGCCTTCGAAAACGCCAGTCATTGGCGAAACAGTATCAATCGCAGTGATGTCTTTTATTCTCAAAGTACTTGGTACAAAACCAAGGTTTAGATAATAAATAGCACTGCCACCCTTTGTTGGTTGGGTAAATGTACCATAACGATAAATAGCCATAGTACCCTCCTTATGAGTGTGTAGAGATTAAACGTGTAATCCAGTTGTCATTCAAGATCCTTGTTGCGAAAGGATACTTGTAGCCAACAGTGCCACGTTGATTCAATGGATCGGCAGTACCAGAAGCACCCAATGGCTTCACGATAAACTCTGCTTCTTTAGAGCCTAGGCGCACAACGCCGTACATTATGTTACTCTTCTTTTTAAGAAGGGGAAAACCTCTTCGGATTCTCCTCACGACCTTTATTTATTCGCCGTGTTCAGACTATCGCTTCCTCTTTCGAGGTCTTCTTACTTAGTCGTTCAGGCTGCAAGAAGCATTTCGGCTTCAGCTTGCCCCTTGTCACCCTGGAGGGTTTCCAAGTCAATCAAAGAAGATTTAGAGAGACCTAACATTTTAGCCTCTTGCCCAAGCAAAAAGCTTGAGTATATTGGTCTAGTAGTACCACCAACAGATGCACCACCACTGTAGCCGTTCGTGTTGAGCAGCCAGCGAGCGTTGCGTGTACTTCCCCCGAAGTACTTGTTACTCAATGACTTACATCATTGGGGCTAGTCCTTTCGGCTAACCTCTCAACATTACTGCTGAGTCCAGACTGTCGCTTCCTCTTTCGAGGTTTTCTCACTCAGTCGTTCAGCGTAGCCAATAAAGTCTCTTTAATAAAAGAGGCATTAATTAGCCTTCGCCCTTGTTGTCCGTCTGCTTACGCAGCTTGGAGATCCAAGTCAATCAGAGAAAATTTAGGCAGAGCATGGGAATTACTTAACTCTGCTTCCAATGCATTCGTTGGGTTAGGGTAGTTCGCTACAGAGATAAAGCTAGAAACGCGTTCTAGGTCATCCTGTAGGTCTACACTCATAAAGCCCCAGTACGAACTACGTACAGGCGCTGTACCGAACTTGTTTTCGCCAGGTAGTGGGTTGGTCATAAGCCTTGCATTACCTTGACGAAGAGCAATGATCGCAGTTTGGATATCTGTGTCATTGATCTCTGTAGGAACAGTGCCATTTAAGCCGTGGCTACATACTATAGTCGATGCTGTAGATACCATCATGTCTCTGATGAGGGTGTCTATAGTTAGACCTAGTTGTAGGGACAGGACTTTTGTTGCTTCGTTAAGTACGCGGTCTTGTACCACGAACTGAACTTGGTCAGTGATTGTGACATAGTCGCCGTACCATGAGATGGCCGCCTTAAAGTCGGTTCTCGAAAGTTGGCTACCAGCAGGCGTTTGCCCGTCGGTTAGTGGAATAGTTGCCGCACTCAGCGTAGAATATCTTGCAAAAACCATCTGATCGCCGGAATTGAGGGGAATTTGTC